TCATAATTATAAATACATTAACATATACAAATCTACTGATGATGGATTTTCTTGGACAAATATGTACAGTGATACTTTTAGCACCTTAACTAGAAGAACTGGTATAACTGGTTTAAATACCACTGGTCCAGTAATGCATCTAGTAATTAATGAAGAACTAAATAGATTAACTCTTTTACATTCATTTTTTGAAACAACTACTGAAATTTATAAAATTGAACCATTTACTTTTGAAATTAGCACAACGGGTTTGACAAGATTAGTGCCTGCAGATGATGCGTTAAGTTCTACTTTAATAACAACTAATCAAGACGAATTATTCTTTGATGCTAGTTATACTAAAAATGGAATGTTTATTACTTATGTTAGCTTTTCTTCAATCAATGTTGAATTTTATAGACACACTGCTTTAGCTGAAATTGATGGCGGAATTAAGGCAACTGTTATTGAAGATTATTTTTCAATATTATCCACAATAGCAGTTTCCGATGATGTCTTACATATTTTTGCCCTTAGAGATTTAGGTGCAAATTATGAATTAGTTCATTTAACTTACGATAGACCAAGTGGAGAGTTTTCAACTAACCATACTATATCTAATTTTACAGCAGCTGATGTAGCAGATTTAAATATAGAAATAGATGACAGAGGAACTTTGTGTGTTCTTTGGTCGCAAGAAAATGTTGCTGGAACTTCCATAAATGAATATTATTCTTATTCAATTGATGATGGTATAACTTGGCAGGCACCAATAGTTATCCCAACCACAACTGCTCAAGGAGACTTCACAGATATAGGTACTGGAAGAATAGCTGGAAGAACATGCTTACTGGGTGGTATTGGTGGTTTTGTTATATCATATGTAAGAAAATATAATAATGAATACTCAAGAGCATATGTAAGATTATTATCTTATAATCAAGATGCTAATACATATGATCTTAAAGATGAAAAAATAGCGGCTTCAAATAATTCAAAAGATATAACTGGAATAAGATTTTTTAGACCAAGTGGATCTATACTATCTAATATATTAGATGCAGGCAAAATACGTATTGCCTACTGTAAAGGCAACACCACTACAGCTTTTCAAGTAGATGCTTCTCCAGCTTATTTTGGACAAAAACTTCTTGAAGATGAAGCTTATCCTAGTAGTGATCTTGTAAGTTGGACACCTGATACGGCATTACCTAATCAACTGTTAGGTAATTTTAATTTACTTGGTGACGTTGGAACTAATGTAGATTATTACGATGAAGGTTTAATTGGAAATATTACAAGCAAATACATATCTGCTTTTGATAAATTTGCAACTACAGTAAGTTTTACTCAATATGAACCAAATCAAAATTCTGAAATGTCAGACGTGTCTGCTTATGATGTAGCACAATACGTTTATATTCCAATTTTTATTCAAGAAATAAATTATGATTTTCCAATTGGAAATAATAATACACAAACCCAAGAAAAATATATTGAACAAGACATCCGTAAAATACATATACCACCAAATTATCATTTAAGTAGAACATTCATTGTAAACAATGGAAACTATTTAAAGAGAACTGTTTGGATATTAACTTATGGTGGAAATCAATATGAGGTATCACAAGTAGTGCCTAAGTTTATAGATAACCAAATTGCTTACTATACTGCTAACGCCTACGTTGTAGGTCCATCAAGAAATCCATTCTCAAGAACAATATTACCATCGGAGACATAATATGAGCTTATTCAATACTACCATTACCTTTTCGTTACCAGACGATACAAATGCAACTAGATTAGATCTATATGAATCTGATTCAGAAAATGGAAGCTATGGCATAAAGACTACTACAGCATATGAATACGGCATAACCGATTTTTATGCAACAGAGTTAGATGACAGTAAATGGTATAAAATTAAATTTGTTAATGTATCTAGCAATACTTCTGGTCCATTCTCCGAACCAGCGTTTGGTGGTACATACGTAGCATCTGCTCCTTTTCTTGCAGTTACAAGTTATACCGATGGAGCTAACTATGCAACAAGTCAAGATGTGTATAATTATGCAAATTTAAACTCTGAAGACATATCTTCTTCTCGAGTTTCTGCAGCATTAAGAAGAGCAAGAGCTGTTATAGATTTCCGCACATCTGAAATGACCTTAGATAGATTCAATGACTATGATACCGATACCGCTCGCCGCAAATACAATGCTTCATTAAGATTAATTAAAGAAGCTGAAATAAATATAGCTTTAGGTAATTTATATCAAAGTTTATCTGATGATAGAATCATTCAAAACATGAGAGAGAATTCTTCTGCTAAAGTAGGCAGCGTATCCATAGGCGACACTACAATAGGTGGAGATGATTTAGGTGACAGAAATGAAAGTATACTCTTCTTAGCAACATTATCATCTAGATATTTTTCTACAGGAGAAATGCTATTGTCTAATTTTGAAACTAATAGCGTTAAAATGACTGGTTACGATTTGTCGCAAAGAGTACCTAGATTTAAATACCCGTTCAATGGATGGTCATGATATGATAGTTAAAATGCAATTAAAAAAACAACACAAAGAGATTGTATTATCTTACATTAGAACAGCTATATCTTCTGGAGCAGCTGTGTACATGGCAGGTAATCATGATTATAAAGCAATAGGCATTGCTGCATTGTCTGCTATACTGGGACCAGTAATGCGTTGGGTAAATTCAAATGATCCAGCGTTTGGTAGAACTAAGTCCAGTTCTGAAAGTTAATTATTTTACGAATTTGAACTCGTGATATATTAAAGATCTTTGACAATTCATCTTGAGACATGCTAGGATACCATTCTCGTATTTTTAATACTTGATACTCTGTTAGCTTAGCATTTCCATTTTTAGAGCCTTTTGGTTTACGACCCTTTGCCGCACAATCAGCATTATTATCTTTTCTAGTGCCTTGTTTTAAATGGGAAGGATTACAGCATGGAGGGTTATCGCACATATGCATAATAACTTTTCCTCGTTCAAGTGGACCTACCCATAGTTGATATGCTAACCTATGAGTGAACATCTCTTTTCCAAGATAGTGTGTTCTACCGTATCCATCTCGATCTTTATTTAAAGGCCATATCCAGCATCCGCTAGACTTGTCTAGTTTTGATTCAAATATCTCTGGTGAGTTTTTAGTATTACCGTGGGTCATGGATATAGTATATCACGACTTGCACCCACGTGCAATTTGTGCTAATATGATATGGATTGATTCATTGACAGTAAGTGTGAATGAATCATGATCAATCTTGATTGAATATCATTGATTGACATTCCCCCTAACCAATCAATCCAAGGAGCATAAAATGCAAATGTCCGGCAAAATAGTAAAATTACCAATTGTAAAAGATAAAATAATATTTACAGCAATACAAGAAGGCAAAGACAAGCCAATACAAGCTGTGTTATTCAGAAGTGCAAGACCAGCAAAGTTAAGTACAATGCTTAGTGCACTTAAAATAGATGATGAAGTTACTATAACAGGTAGATTAGAATCAAATCCTATGAATAAAGAAATGCAGATAGTAATTGATGATATACAATCAAATATTAAACAAGAAGAGATTGCTTGTCCTGACTATTTTTAGGAGTCCTGTATGTTTCTAGGTAGACTTGCAACAATCATAGGCCAATTCATACTTAGAACAGCAGTTAAAGAAGCAGCTGAAGAAGCAGTAAAAAAGTTTGGCATGTCCGCCGCAACAAAAGGATTTCAACTCGTATCTAAAGAGATATTAGAACGAGGAACAAAAGATGAGATCCTTAATGCTGTAAGAAATGCTCTTAGTGCTGGATTTAAAAAAGGAATAGACGATGCTGTATTTGCTAAATCTAATGCTAAAAGATTAGCAAACATACTTAATGGTGGCATAGATTTTATTGAAAATAAAACAAGAACAGGTATTATCAGAGCTTATGCTAATGCAAACAATAAAAGATTAGCAGATACTTTAAAAACATTGTCTTCTCCTGGAAATGCTAAAGCCGGCAAAGAAGGAATTGATGTATTAGGAATTGAAGTCGGCGGACAATTCATACCAGGTAAAGTTAGATCAAAAGCCTATAGCAAGGCAAGAGATGCTTCATTAAATGCTTTAAGGTTAACAATAGTGCCTAGAACAAAAGCAGAAGCTTTTGCAGTAGCTTATGCAAGAGGTTTCCTTGGAGAGGCAACAGGAACAGCTGTCAATAGCTTATTTCTAGCTGCACCTAGAGCTGTGCTTGGAGCTCCAAAAGCAAGAGCTTTCTTTAGAACATTGCAAACAGAGGTAGAATACTTAAGAGTAAGCGGACAAGTTAAAACAGCTTCAAGATTGTCTAAAGCAATAAAAGAAGCAGGAGGCGCTGCAAGAGATGTGTATGGAACTCAACAAGGTTTAATCACACCACAAGTTGCAGGTTATGCGTCTGGTAGACTTACTATACCTGTAGCCACAACTTTTGTATTTGTAGATGGCGACGAAAGAAAAAAGAACATTGAAAAATTCCAGTCTTCAATTCAACCATGGGCAGAAAAAGAAATTAAAACATGGGTTGATTCTTATGAAAGACAAGATGGAGTAAAGGTCGATGGTCATTACAGACAGATAACGGTATCTAAATGAAATCAATATTTAACGAATCACAATTAAAAGCAATAGACTTATTAGCTAAGGGAGGCAAGACCTATAAGGAAGTTGCCGAGCTTGTTGGTACTACCGCAGAGACACTGAGGGTATGGAGAAAGCTTCCAGAATTTCAGAATGAAGTCAGAAAGGTATGTAGAGAGCTATTAAAGGACATGGAACCAGCTTTGTATAACATTGCTTTTAAGCAAGCTTTAGAGAATGGCTCGTGGCAACACATCAAGTTATTATTGGGTCGTATTGAAAGATTAGAGGATATAGCCGAGGGAAGAGGCGAAGATTATGCTATACTGTTCAAGTGGAAAGAATCCCCAATAGACAAGGAAGAATAATGTTTACTACCCCCATTAGTTATACAGAAGGCATGGAAGAGATCGTTAAGTGGGCCAATGATCTACCCAAGGATGTCTCACATAGATTCATGTTAGATATGTACAAGATCTATGTTGATTGGAAGTTCGTGATAGAGACTAGTGCCCCTGACAGTGTAGGTAAGCCTAACAGTATCTATCCATGGATTATAGAACCACTAGATGAAAACAGTTGAACTCAATTATCATCCTTATGATTATCAAGAAGTAATTCATTTAGACGAACATCGTTATAAGCTTATAGTAGGCGGTCGCCGTGTAGGTAAAAGCAAGATGGCTCTAATGGAGTTAATCAAACACTGCCTGGAAGTACCCAAAGCAAATGCATGGTGGGTGGCCCCAACGATAAGTATGGCTAGAGAAATAGGATGGGAAGAGTTCAAGGAGTTCAGGGAAGACTTAGAACCTGGCATAGAATCAGTGCACGAAACACTATTAAGAGTTAAATTCAAGAATGGTTCAGCAATATCCTTTAAGGGTGCAGATAACGAAAGATCATTAAGAGGTCGAGGCTTAACCTATCTAGTCATAGATGAGGCAGCCTTTATAGAGCCAGAGATATGGACCAGAGCCTTAAGGCCAGCCTTATCAGATAGAGGTGGTAAGGTACTGTTAATCTCTACCCCTAATGGTCGTAATTGGTTCTATACGCAGGCTGCTGTAGCTAATGCTGACCCTATGTGGTTGTATGACCACTGGCCAACCTGGAAGAATCCTTTAATATCCGAAGATGAATTAA